GCATATACTTACTATTCGTTTGATCCTGATCCTGGAAATATAACAAGTTGATTTAATAGAATAATGTGTATAATTATATTATGAATTTTGATGAACTAAAACAACAAGTCCAAGAAGATCTGAAGATTGATTCCACCGAACTAGCAATAGAATCGGTAAATACTCCACAGATCCATAACAAGTATCTTATATTCCTCAAGAAACACAAGGAAGCCCTTGCAGAGGACGAAAGAACCCTTCGTGTTATGCGGAAGTACAAGTGGCTATATTACACAGGAAAGCTGTCTAAAGAGGAACTAGATCGTTTTAAGTGGGAGCCATTCGACCTAAATATTCTCAAGACCGATGTTGATCGATTTATTGATGCGGATGATGATGTCATTCGTCTTGAAAGACAAATTACTGAAAAGAAAGAACTAGTGAATTATTTGGATGGTGTCGTAAAGATCGTAGGAAACAGGCAATGGAATATACGATCAGCCATCGAATGGATTAAATTCAGTCATGGGCAGTGAAGAAGTAAAAATAGAAAAAATCGATGGTACATTCATCAAAATACATTGCGAAAATTCAGTAGCAAAAGAGATATCCGATTACTTCACATTCAAGGTTCCTAACTCCCAATACTCACCAGCATTCAAACGTAGAATCTGGGATGGTCAGATTCGTCTTTTCAATTACTTCACACGCAAGATCTATACAGGTCTTAGAAACAAAGTAGTTCAATTCTGTCTCGACAGAAACTACGAATGTAAGTTTGAAAATTTCAAGGAGGAGTTTTTTGAGGATTATAAGTCTTATCTTGATGACTTACATCTATACTCAGATTCTGGCGAAATCCAGCTCAGAGACTATCAGAGAAGGGCTGTGGAAATGGCTCTTGATCATAAGCGTAGTCTACTGATATCTCCAACAGGTAGCGGTAAGTCTCTGATCATCTACTGCATTCTTCGCTATCTTCTTAGCAAGAACAAGAGAGTTCTTATTCTAGTTCCTACCACAAGCCTGGTCCATCAGATGAGATCGGACTTTATTGAGTATGCTGGTAAGGAATGGAATGCCGAAAAAAATATTCATATAATTTACGCAGGCAAAGAGAAAGAGACTACAAAGCCGATAGTCATTTCTACTTGGCAAAGCATATACGAATTACCAGAGAAAACATTTGCAGATTATGATGCTGTGATTGGTGATGAATGCCATCTATTCAAGGCAAAGTCATTAGTCAAACTGATGAACAAGCTCAGGAACTGTCACATTCGCGTTGGTACTACTGGTACATTAGATAATATACAAGTTCATAAGCTAGTACTTGAAGGTCTTTTTGGCCCACCGATTCGCGTTACAAGCACGAAGAATCTGATTGACAACAAAGTTCTTTCGCAGCTTGACATCAATTGCATTCAGCTTAAATATGCAAAAGAAGAATGTAATTCAATGAAGCGCAAGACATATCAAGAAGAAATTGAATATATTATTTCTCATGAAAGAAGAAATAAGGTTGCAGAAAAACTTTGTTCTTCTCTCAAAGGAAATACGCTTGTGCTTTTCTCACAAGTGCAAAAGCACGGCCTTCCATTTTATGAATCTCTTCAGAAAAAATGCACAGACAAGAAAGTGTATTTTATTTCTGGAATGACTGATGTAGAAGACAGAGAACAGATTCGTAAGATTGTTGATAAGTCTACTGATTCAATTCTTGTTGCTTCATACGGAACATGCAGCACTGGTATAAATATCAAGAATATACACAATATTGTATTTCTGCATCCTTCAAAATCAATAGTTCGCGTTTTACAGTCAATTGGTCGTGGTCTTCGAATGTCAGAAACAAAAGATCATGTGATGATTTACGATTTAGTTGATGATCTTCGTCACAAAAAATATCAGAATCACGCATTCAATCATTTCTTGGAACGAATTAAAATTTACGAAAACGAATCTTTCAACTTTAAACTAGTCCCTATAGATCTATGAAAGGATAAATAGTCATATGGAAACTACTTGCAGATTGTTTAAGCTGAGGAGTGGTGAAGAAGTTCTTGGATTGCTATCCGGAGAAAGCGATTCTACGATTAGCATTCTAAAACCAATGGTTATCAAAACTCATATTTCTCCAGATCCTCTTGGTGTGACTAGAGAAATAACAGTCCTTAGAAATTGGTTAGAATTTACTGATCAGGAATATATCGATCTTCCGAGAGATCACATTGCTTCCGTTCTGATGCCTTCAGAAAGCACAGTAGTTTTATACCAAAAATCTGTAAGAACAGAAGAAAATTATAAAGAAAGTTTGAAGCAAGCTGAAGAAAAGAAAAAAGAAACAATGCAAAATCCTGATAGTTTGCAGGATATGTTCAAGTCATTGTTTGATGAAATTATTGAAATGGAATCTGAGGAACCCCCAATCAATAATCCATTGGCTAAAACACCATCTTCAATGCCATTTCCTTTTATGAATCCAAACACAAATGTAGGAATGTTCTTTTCGATTCCTCCAGACGTATTTCAGGATATGATTGAAAATGGTCTTTTAGATTTTGATATGTTTGGTGCTTTAAAGGATGACGATGAAGAAGAAGATCTTTTAATTCCTGAAATGGAATTCCTCACCGATAAAGAAAAAGAAAAAATGAAACGAAAGGGGATTAATTGGGAAGACTTCCCAGACGATCCTCGTAAGTATATCGATGATATATCTGAGGATACTAAAGAGTAACTATTTAGTTACAATTTTACTTGTTGATCGCCTACACAGCGAAGTGTATCCAGAAGCCTAGATTTTGTCAATTGATTTTTTCTGGAAACATGATATTATTTACTCATGAGCAAAAAGAAAAAAATAGAAGAGTCAGATGATATAATAGAGCCAGATTTAATACCCATAGTGGAGGAAGAAGAAAAGTCCCATTATGTGGATAATAAAGAATTTTTGGCTGAGATGATAAAATGGAAAAAGAAATATAATGCGGCGGAAGAATCGGGAAGAAAAAAACCCCCAATATCAAATTATATAGCAGAATCATTTTTAAAAATCGCAGAGCATCTTTCTTATAGACCAAACTTCATGAACTACCCCTATAGAGAAGAGATGGTAGGGGATGGAATCGAAAATTGTTTGATGTACGCCCACAATTTCGATCCAGAAAAATCAAAAAATCCTTTCTCATATTTTACTCAAATTATATACTTTGCATTCTTAAGACGCATCGAAAAGGAAAAGAAGCAGTCTTATATCAAGTATAAGATCATGGAAGACAATGCGGATGAGAGGTTTCATCGCTGGTTCAAAGAAAATTACTTTGCTAAAGATAGTTCAGCCAGTTTCAGAGAAATTTTTAGTTTATCCGAAAATGATGTAAACAAGTTTGAAGACAATAAAGAAAAGAAAAAGAAGAAAAAGAAGAAAAGAATCAGATGAAGATAGCAATTATCAATGATACTCACTTCGGAGCTAAGAATGACTCTCCAGTTCTTTTAGAACATTTCATTCGATTCTTTGAATGGCAGTTCTTTCCCTATTGCATAAAGAACAATATTCAACGAATAATTCATCTGGGTGATTTCTTTGATCGTCGCAAATACATCAACTTCAATACTCTAAAGCAAGTTCGTACTAGGGTGATTGAACCGATGGAACAGATGGGCATGTCAATGCAAATCATCATTGGAAATCATGATACCTATTTTAGAAATACGAATAAAACAAATTCTCCACAAGAACTTCTTGAGAAATATTTTCACATAGAAGTAGTAAACGAACCAAAAGATCTGCTTTATCCAGATGTGACGATTGGTGCAGTTCCCTGGATTTGCGAAGACAATCTTCCTCAATGCTTGGACTATATTAAGAACTCAAAGGCTCACATTCTTATGGGTCATTTTGAGATCGTTGGATTTGAAGTTCTTCGCGGGGTATATCATGAATCAGGACTTCAGCGAGAGATGTTCGATAGATTCGAAACTGTTATGTCAGGCCACTTTCACCTGAAGTCTCGCCACAAGAATATCGAATATCTTGGAACCCAGTATCAGATGGGTTTCACGGATGTAAACGAACGAAAAGGTTTCCATGTCTTTGATACCAAAACACGGGATCTTGAATTTGTTCAAAATACTCAAGAGCTTTTCCACAGAATCATTTACGATGACTCATTGCCAGAACAGCTAGAGAATCTTGACTTTTCTCAGTTCAATGATAAGTATGTAAGATTGATTGTGCAGAGAAGAAATAAACCAGTATTCTACGAAAAGTTCATAACGAAATTGAACGAAGCAAAGCCATATGATGTAACAGTCGTAGATGAAGAAATCGAAATGAATTATTCGTCTATTGATATTGATATGAATATGGATACAATAACGATGATCTGCAAAGAGATAGACGATCTATCTGAGATCACGAATAAAGACGATATCAAGAATATCATCAAAGATCTGTACCACGAATCCCTTACTATAGATGATTAACTTCAAGAAAATCAGGTTCAAGAATTTCGGTTCCTTTGGCAACAACTTCTCAGAGATTGACTTTGAGAAGAGTGCTACGACTCTCGTTAGCGGGTCAAACGGGAATGGAAAGTCTTTTGCCTTTCTCGATGCAATAACCTTTGGTCTGTTCGGAACTCCGTTTCGAAACATCAACATTCCCCAATTGGTGAACAGCGTCAACAAGAAGAATTGCACGGTGGAAGTTGAGTTTGAAGTCAATAAGGCACAATACAAAATCATTCGTGGTCTTACACCAAAGGTGTTTGAGATCTATAAGAATGGGGTGATGATCGAACAAGCTGCCAAAACGAAGGACTACCAGGATATGCTTGAGAACCAGATTCTCAAGATGAATAAGAAGACTTTCATGCAAGTTATCATTCTTGGCAAGTCATCCTTTGTCCCTTTCATGGAATTACCTCCATCGGATCGTCGCCAAGTAATCGAAACTATCCTAGATATTGATGTCTTTTCTTCAATGAACTTGATTCTGAAGGGTAAGCTTTCTCAGATACGGGAGAACATTAAAAGTATCAAGGTTGACCTTAAAGTTACAGATGAAAAGATAAAACTGTATGAAACCACGCTCAAAAATTTGCAGTCAAACTTTGACAAGAACATTGAGGTACTGGACTCTAAGATTAAAGAAACGGTTCAGGAAATTGAAGACTCTAGAGCAAAGATTAAGCTTCTAAACAAACAAATCCTTCAAGAGGGTAAGAAGCTAGAACAATATAAAATCACGGACGAAGATCTGGCCGAACTGAGAGAAAAGAAGGCCGATCTTACTGTAAGCGTAAATACACTAAATGAAGAGCTGGAATTCTTTAATTCTAATGAGTCTTGCCCTACATGCAAGCAGGCTATCGATAAGAGCCATAAATGTCATATTACGGACAATAAGAAGGCCAAGCTGACAAAGCTGGCTACTAATGTGGAAGAGCTTATAAACGCCATTAGCTGGCACGGTACAGCCCTCAAGGAGAAGAAGACTATAGAGGAGCATATCAAGGAGCTTGTCCGTGAGGTTAAGTCTATTGAGCGGGAAATGGCTAATCTGGAAAAGGTCAAGGCTGGCTACGAGCAAGATAGAAATTCTATCAGTGAATCTCAAATTAATGAAGTAAAGATTCAGCTTGAATCGGCCAAAAATGAAAGAAAAAGTAAAGAAAATTCTTTATCTTCACTCGAAAAACAACAAAATGATCACGAAATTGTTGTAGATCTTTTGAAGGATGGTGGTATAAAAGGAAAGATTGTCAATCACTATCTTCCGATTATAAATAAGTTAGTGAATAAGAATCTCAGTAACATGGGATTCTTCGTAAAGTTCAATCTTGATGAGCAGTTCAACGAAAAGATTGAAAGTCGGCATCGTGACGAGTTTTCGTATTTGAGTTTCAGTGAAGGAGAAAAGATGAGAATCGACATTTCTCTACTCCTGGCTTGGCGGGAAGTTGCAAGAATGAAGAACAGTCTTCACTGCAACCTACTCATCCTTGACGAAGTATTTGACTC